CTTCCCAAAAGCTTTGGTAAAGAGAGCATGTCTCCTCTTCTCCTCTGGTGTCATAGTTGGGTTGTCATATCTCTTCCAGATTTCCGAGAATGACTTTGGCTTTTCTATGAGAATTGGACAACCAAGAACGTTGTCAATTCCAAACTGAAACTCAGTCTTCTGATTCCATGAGACACATCTGCAAAAACCATCCTCCAAGGGATAGTTATTACAAGTTGTACAAAATGCGATATGTGAACATCCTCCGACTTCTCTGCAGTCAGGACAAAGGTAAGGTTTTCCGCCAGAAAAGCAGAAGTGAGCTACGTTATCGGCAGTCATGCCAGTAGCTAAGTCAACCTTTTGTTTACAGATGTTACAATATCGGATTTTGATGTCATGTTCGTCACAGTCGAAGAATGTGTCATCTTCTTTCTCCTCTGGTTTCTTCTTATTCTGTGCTTCATCTTGAGCTTTCCACTTCGCACGTAAGGCTTCCAGTTTAGCTTTCTCTGCAGCAACGCATTCCTGGTAGATTCGGTCTCTAGCGGCTTTCGCTTCTTTGATTTCCTCCTCCGTCAGTTCACACGTATTCTTACCACCTCCTTGTTGGACAACTAAAGTGGCTGGAATTGGCTGATGTCTGGTCTGATGTCCGGGATCCGGTGTTGGTACTTCTGGATCTTTCCTCATCATCTTCTGGAGTTCTTCCTTAGTAGGTTGAGCTTCATCTTCCTCCTGTTCATCATCTGAGGATTCGAGCGGTGGCATGTCATCAGAGACAGCAGATGCATACGATTTATCCTCTGAAACTTGATTGCCCAGCGTTGTGTTAAGACGCTTAGCAACTGATTTAGTACTGATTGTATGAGTAACTTTCTCAACAGTATCTATGGTTTCGATGTTGTTCAGAAGTTCGAATCGTTTCGACCTATTCTTAAGAAGAGTCTGTGATTTCTCCGTGTACTCTTGAGCTGCAAAATAAATCAAGTCGCAATAGTTAATTGAAGCGACTACATTATTTTGATTTCTTCTTTCAAAGCGCCAGACATGGTTGTAAAGGTCCA